CCCGATATCGTCATCGTCATCCCCCTTTTTTGCCATCAGTTCCACTGCAGCGACGCCGGTGTGGATTCCGCCCAGGTGCCGCGCTGGCGGACCTGCACCGTCGCCCCCGGCACCGCCGCGATCTCGAGGTGCGGCACGTCGGTTTCCACCTCCCGCACCGCCGCGCCGTCGATCACCGTCACGCGGTAGCGTTCGACCTCCTCGACCAGCGGTACATCGACCCCGTCGTTCCAGCGCCAGCCGCCCCGGCTCCGCCGCGTCCAGCGCAGCACGCCGTCCGCGTGGTGCAGATGCACCGGCGATGGCGGTCGCACCGATGCGCCGGTCAGCGTCGTCCGCGCCTCGACCGCCACCGCATCGCCGACACCGCTCGCCAGCACGCGCACCTCCGCCCCGATCGCCGAGAGCGGCAGGTCGATCGTCCGCCCCGCCCCTGGCACGATCAGCCCGAAACCGTCGCCGACGCGCGCCGCCGCTGTGCCCCGCCGCCCGCGCAGCAGCCGCGTCAGCCGCCACCTGCCCCCGCCCAATTCTTCCGCCCGACCGAACTGCACCAGCTCCCCGCCCACTGCCGCGCCGTTCGCGCCGCTCGCCAGCGCCGCATCATCGGCATCGACCAGCAGCATGTCATCTCGCGCCAGCCGCACGACGATCGCACCAGCGGTGTCGAGGATCGCGGTGGTGGTGACGGGTGTGATCGCCTCGATCCGGCCAATCGCCGCCGGTGCGCCGGTGGCGCCCGCCTCGGTCCAGCTCGCGCCGCCGTCGACGCTCCACAGCAGCGCCGCCTGCCGCCAGCCCGCGCCCTCCCCCGCCGCCAGCACCGTCAGGCGCGGCGCGGTGAGGGGCTGGTCGTCGAGCGGTGGCAGTTCGACAATATGCAGCACAGTGCGCCCCGCCGGCACATCCACCGCCGCCGCCACCCGTCCGCCGCTCGCCCGCGTCGCCGGCAGCATTGCAGGCGTGACCGGGGCCAGCGTCAGCCGCGTTGCCATCGCCTCCACCGTCATATCCAGCACGCGCCAGCGCCCGGCCTCATCCGCCAGCGTCACCACCATCCCCGGCGCGATCGCCATGCCGGCCAGCCCCAGCGTCACCGTCCGCCGCGTCCGATCCGCCTCCGCACGCGCCAGGTGACGGTCGGCGAGCGTTTTCGCCGCGGTCGCGGTCATCACCGCCGGCATCTCCAGCCGCTCGCTGCCGCCGCCCGGCCCCGGCCGCACCGCGCGCTGCAACCCCGCCTGATAGTCACGCGCCGCCTCGTAATGGCCGACCTCGATCACGCGCGGCACCTGGCCCAGCGGCGCGATCGACCGCCCGCGCCCCGCGCCCTTCAGCCCGGCTGCGGTGACGCCGGCATCGGGCAGGACCGGCCCGTCCTCCGCCGCCCCCGCCAGCCGCAGCCCCGCCGCATCGGGCGCCCACCAGCCATCCTCCAGATCGGCCAGCACCGCCAGCACGCCGCGCACGCTGCCCGCCGCCGCGAACCCCGCCACCGTCGCCGCACCACCGCGCAGCCCTGGCGCCACCGCACGCGCGATCGTCGCGATCGGCACCGGCGCCTCGTCCGCCATCACCTCCACCGTCAGCGACGGCAGGCGGTTGCCGAATTCCGCCAGCGGCAGATCCTCCCACACCAGATAGGCCATGCCGCGATAGGCGGGCGCCTCATTTCCTTCGGCGCTCGCGATCAGCGGATCGACCGGCTGGTCCTCGCCGCCCAGGTGGACGCGTAAGCTCGCCTTCACCTTCAGGTCGCCGCCCGCGCCCCGGATCAGCCGCCCGTCCGCCCACACCCGCCCCACCCGCCGGATCGCCCGCGCCGACAGCAGCACCGCGAACGACGCCGAATAGCTGTAGGTCGCGGTCGCGGGCTGCCCCTTGCCGCCGCTACCGCCACGCGTCTCCTTCAGATCGGTCGCCCAGATCACCGTGCCCGCCACCCGCATCGTGCCGAACAGTTGCGGGATCGGCGTACCGTAGGACGAGGTCTGCACCGCCAGTTCGGTCAGCCGCGGCCCCTCGCGCCGGTTCCCCAGCACGCGCCGATCGACCAGATTGCCCAGCACGCCCGCGATCGCCCCGCCGATCGGACCGCCCACCGCCGTGCCCAGCGCCGTCAGCACCAATGTCGCCATCCGTCCCTCCCCCGTTTCGCCACACCCCGATCACCGGCCAGGGCGGCATCCCCGGCCGCTCCACCACGCGCCCCAGCCCCGCATCGGCATGGATGATCGCGTCCCCCGTCCAGATCGCGCAGTGCAACTGCCCCGGCCCGCTCACCGCCAGCAGCAGATCCCCCGCCCGCCACCGACGCCCCCGCGCCAGCCGAGCATCCAGCCATGCCGTCACCGCGCCCGGATCGCCGCCACGCAGCGCATAGCCGCCCGGCACCCCGCGCATCCCCAGCGCCACCGCCGCCAGCCCGACGCAATCCAGCCCCGCCGCATCCCGCCCGTGCAGCCGGAACCGCACCCCCAGCATCGCCCGCGCGCGCTCGACCACGCCCATCTCAGCCCCCCGGCCAGCGCGTCAGCAGGTCGATCCCCGGCAGATGCGGCTCGCCCCGGAAATTCGCGGCATTGCCGAACCGGCCGGCACAGGTCGCCAGCGACTTGTCGCACCCCTCGACCAGTTCCACGAGTGCGCCCGCCGCCACCGCAAACATCGGCGGCGTCCGCAGCGACACCACCGCCCCCGCTGATCGCGCCACCGCGCTCTCCAGCCCGCTATTCGCGCCGCCGAACCAGTGCAGCCGCCCGCCGCCATAGGCATCCGCCACCGGCTCCACCCGATCCAGCACCAGCGTCGCGCCATCGGCCGACACCACCCGCGCGAACCGCCGCCGCGTCGCCATCGCCACCCGACAGCGACGATCACCCAGTGCCGCGCGACATTCGGGCGAGGTGTCCTCCACCGCCGGCCGGTCGAGCCCCGCGCCCGGCCCGGTCAGCTCGGCGGAGAAGCGCCCGTCCGCCATCTCGACCGCGCCGATCGTCCCCTCGCCCAGTTCGACGCGATCCGGGAAACTGGCCTCCCCGCCAGTCCAGTCGACCGCGAACAGCCGCACCCGCGCCCCGTCCCACCGCCCCGCCAGCAGATCGCGCTCATCGATCGCGCCGCTGTCGAGCGCGCCCGCCACCTCCATCGTATCCGCGCCCAGCCCCACCTCGCGCCGGATCGCGGAGGGCACCATGCCGGGCGCGGCGCGATGGACCAGCCCGTCGATCACCAGATCGCGGTCATGCGCGGTCAGCCCGATCGCCACGCCGTCGCGCCGCTCGATCCGCCAGCACAAGGCCACCGTCGCCAGCTCCGCCTCCAGCCAGCTCATGCAACCGTCTCGCGCAGTTCGATCAGCGGCACCGACGCCGCCATGCCCGCACGGAAGGTCGCACGGCTCACCGTCAGCCGATCCTCGGCGAAGCGCACCGGCACGTCGAACCGGAATGACGCGGTCACCACCGCCCCCGCCACGGGCGCCACGTCCAGCACCACCCAGCCGCCCGGCTGCACCGCAAAGCCCGCCGCCGCACCGTTCACGCGCACCACCACGCTACCCGGTTCGGGCCGGGTGATCCGCCGCACGCTGTCGCCATATCGCTTCACCAGCGCGAAGCGCCGCGCGGTGCCGTCGCCGCTGCCGATCCGTATCTCGGTCGCCTGCCAGTCGAACGGATCGCGCAAGCGGAACCCCCGCGCCGCGCCCATCCGCGCGCGGAAGAAATCGAGCAGCGCGGCGATATCCTCCTCCGATCGCAGGCCGGGACCGACATCATAGCTGGCCCGCGCCTCCGCCCAGGCCACGTTGCGCTGTTCCGCGCCGCCGGCCGCGGTCATCACCTGGGTCAAGAAACCGGGGCTCACCTCCGCCTCGCGCCCCAGCGCCAGCGGAAACGCCACATCGTCGAACGCCTGCACCGTCCCCTCCTCGCCATCATCGTCAAAATGCCCCGCGCCGACCGGCGCATCGAAATGGACGTAGCCGTCGCGCATCACCTGCGGCATCGCCCACAGGAACGTCGCCGCCACCCCGCGCCCGCGCGCCGTCTCCGCCGCCGCATCGATCGCCCGCCACTGCGCCGACTGGTCCGCCCGCAGCACGAAGCCCGCCAGATAATGCTGGCGATCGGGCGGATAGCCGAGCCGCGCGGTCGCCGCCGCGACGCCGCGCGCGGTCGACACCGCATCGCCCGCCGCCGCCCAGTCATAATCCTCCAGCTGCAGCACATCGAAGGCGGGGCTCGCCCAGCCGACCGGCAGGTTCGCCCGCTTCGCCTCGGGCATCGTCGGATCGAGGATCGTCGGCAGATAAGTCAGCAGATGGCTGACGAACCCCACACCAGCCGCCGCCCGCGCCGCCGCGACCAGCGCGGCGGTGGAGGCCGCCAAGCACGCCCCCGCCCGGTCCAGCGTCGCGCGCTGCGCCGCCGTCATCGTGCCTACCATTGTCGCGATCGGCACCGGCGCGAACGCCGCCACCGCCGCCGCATCGTACAGGCACGGGCGGTGGCCACCGGGCTGCACCCACCACCACGGCTCCCCGACCTGAAACATCGGCCGCAGCCCCGCCGCCACCGCGATCCCCATGAACGCGGCGGCAACCTGGCGCAGATACGCCATCGCGCCGTCATGCGCCGGGCTCAGCAGCGTCGAGGGCGGCACCCACCCGGTCAGCGCCGGCGATCCATCCGCCGCGCGCTGTTTCCAGTCGCCCCAGCAATGCGCGTCGAACAGTTCGTATGACAGCGACCAGATCACGTCATAGCCCAACGCATGGGCGCGTTCCGCGAAGTCGCGATGCCACGCCGCGCACGGCCCGTTCAGCACGCCGCCGTCTAGACTGACGAAAAACCCCTCCCCCTCGCGCCGGAGGCGGAAATAATGGCTCATCCCGACATAATGGACGATCGCACCGCGATACCCCAGGTGCAGCATATTGCGCAGCAATCGCGCCGGCGTCAGATTGTAGCTGTCGTCATAGCCACTGGCGATGCGCAGGCCATGTTCGGGCACCACTACCGCACCGATCGCCAGCACCGATCCCGGCCCCTCGCACGCGATCCCGCTCAGTTCCGCCCAGCCTTCGGCCGGTCCCGCCAGCGGCACCCCTGCGCCGGTATAATCGGGCGGCACCAGCGACACGAACATCCGGTCGATGTCCCCCGCCCATACCGGGTCCGCCTCGCCCGGATGCAGGAACCCGCCCGCCACATCGGCGAAATCGATCGCGACCACTGCATCCTCAGGGCTGCCGACCGCATAGTTCCACAGCCGCACATACCAAGCGCGCGGGGTGCCGCCGGCGTCGCGCCCCTCGATCGTCAGCACCGGGCCGTTCACCGCATCGAGCGGCATCACCCCCGCCGACCGCCAGCGGAACCGCAGCCGGCATCCCCGGAAATCGCGCGCCGTCTCGTAGCGGAGCAGGACATGGTCGATCTTGTCCGCCGCCGCCCAGATCAGCCCCGCCAGATCGTCCGCGCGGTGGAACACTACATCCACCCGCAGCGCATCGGGCGCGGTCGTCACCACCGACGCCATCATCGGGCGCGGGAAGTTCACCGTCCAGAACCGCGGATCGAACCGCGTGATCGCATCCTCTGCCTGCACCGTCCGCGCCTGCGCCAGCCAATGTCCCATGCCGCCCCCCCTGCCGTCCAAAATCTGCTTCGCTTCCCCGGCGGAGGCCGGGACCCAGTTGGGATAGCGGCAGCGATCGACCACGACGCTCCACCCAACTGGCCCCCGGCCTCTGCCGGGGAACAGAAAGGCGGGAACGCCGCCTCTCACCCCTGCTCCAGCGCCGCGCGCACCGCGCGCGCCACCTGCCGGCTCGACTGCATCAGCACCCCCGCCGCCTCGCCCGCGCCAGTGTTGATCGTGATCGCCACCCGCACCTCGCGCGGGGCCGCTGCCGCGATCGGCTCGATCCGCCCCGCCCCCGCCGGCACGAACAGTTCCGCCCCGCGCTCGCCCACCGTATAGGCGCGACCGCCCGTCACCGGCCCGCCCGTCGCCCGCCCCGGCGCGCCGAGCAGCCCCGCCAAGGCCGATCCCAACCCACCGCCGCCCAGCAGCGACCGGACACCCCCGCGCAACGCCGCCGCCGCGATATC